GTTTGATGGGAATGTATTCCATATCGCGACGGACTTATCGTTTATCAAATCTGACCATAAGATTTATGGAATCGGTAGTGGCGGTGCTTATGCTCTCGGTTATCTTTATGATCGTATGGGTCGTCTCACTATTGGTAATGTAGAGCAACACGCCGAGAAAGCCGTTCAGATTGCATCAATGCTTGACATCAATACCTGCCCTCCGATTCAATTAGTTATTCAAATGAAGGAGTTGGGATGAGGAGAAATTGGTCGCAGTGGAGTATCTACTTGAACCCTAATAGCCTACAAAACTGGGGTATTGGTATCAATTACTACCACGAATATGAATCAACACCGTTTGTGATAATGGCTAGAGTTTGTCAGATAGACCTGCTATTCTTCAATATCACAATAACAAGATGGGAAAATGCACGGTGGCGATAGATCCAAAAGAATTACTTATCAAGGCGCTGCACGAAAAAGAGAACAAGCGCCCACGTTCTACTCAGGTACAGGTTGGACCATCAGAGTTAGGTGGTTGCCGTCGTAAGGTTTGGTACAAATTGAATAACCAGCCTGAGACTAATGAGAACGAGATGAAACTCGCAGCGATTATGGGTACTGCAATCCATTCATCTATCGAGGCTGCGCTTGCTAATAACAAAGAAGTGATGCTTGAAGCCACTGTTGAACACAATGGAATGAAGGCACACGTTGATTGCTTCATCCCCACTACTGGTGATGTGATCGACTGGAAGACTGTCAAGGTCAAGAACCTTGCCTATTTTCCAAGCCTCCAGCAACGCTGGCAGGTACATACTTACGGATACCTCATAGAACAAAGTGGATTGGGGAAGGTCCACAATGTGCATCTTGTGGCTATTCCACGAGACGGTGACGAGCGCGATGTAAAGGTCCACTCTGAGAAGTACGATTCTTCCATTGCGCTTGAAGCCCTATCTTGGTTGGCTGGTGTCAAAGAGTCACAGACTCCACCAGAACCAGAAAAGGATGAGAGTTACTGTAAGTTCTATTGTAAATACTACGACGCATCAGGTGAGATGGGATGCGTTGGTCTAAAAAAAGAACGTACAAAAACTGAATTACCGATAATCGAAAACAGAGAAGTTTCAGATAGGGCATTGACCTATCTACAATTAGATAATAAAATAAAAGAATTGACTACACAAAAAGATTCTTTGAAAGAAGAACTTGCTGGCGTAGTCGGTGTCACTGACACAGGAGTAGAAGTTCGGTGGTCTACTGTGGCTGGTGCTAAACAAGTGAATAAGGAAAAGGTCGAAGAACTTCTTGGCTATGTTCCTACAATCGAAGGCAAAGAAAGTCTGCGCCTTTCTGTCAAACATAATGGAGGTAAATAGTGGCTGCAAGTGAATCAACAAAGTTCCAAGTGAATTTCAAATCACCAGATGGAACTCTTATCAATCTCTACGCTGCAAACAAGGAGGAACTAGAATCGCTGCTGACTGCAGCGCAGGACTTTTCCGCCCTCATTGGAAGCGTTAGCCAATCATTCTCAGGCGCTCGTTCTGCTGCGCCCGTATCATCTGGTGGATTCTCACCAGCACCAGCAAAACCGCAGGTAGTAGAAGGACAGACACCTGAATGTAAGCACGGACAGATGTCATTCCGTACTGGCAATGGTGCGAAAGGACCTTGGAAGGCTTGGATGTGTGCTGCACCGAAGGGTGCGCCTGACAAGTGCGACGCAATCTGGGTTCGATAACCAGGTGCGCGACCCACGAGAGTACGAAAGTCCTCTCTGTGCGGAAGTTGATGGCGACTACTGGTTCCCAGAAGATCTATCTGGTTACGGAAAAAACGAGAACGTCAATCTCGCTAAACGTATCTGTGGAAACTGTCGTCACCGAACTGAATGCGCTGAATGGGGAATCAATAAAGAACGCTACGGTATGTGGGGAGGACTCACTGCTCGTCAGCGTCAAACAATAAGAAGAAAACTTGGAATAGTTCTACCAAAGGAAGAGAGGGAGGAGAGAAGTGCTTAGACTTTCTCGTGCGTGGCAATCCACGAACGTCAAGGCTACGCCCCTACCCGATGTATGGAAATCTCTTGTCTCCACTGATGTCAATGTAAAGTTCAGACGAGGACAAGTCTGTATGGTTGCTGCTGCACCCAATGCAGGTAAGTCTATGTTTGCTTTGGTCTATGCGATAAAGGCCAACATCCCAACACTCTTCTTCTCAGCAGATACAGATACCGCAACTGTAATGATCCGTACTGCTGCTCATCTGTCAGGTCATTCACAACTGACAGTTGAAACTAATTTACAAAACAATCCACGTCATTACCAAGAATATCTTTCTAAGATGCAGAACATACAGTGGGTCTTTGACTCCAGTCCGTCACTCGATGATATCGAGATGGAGATAAAGGCGTATATCGAACTGTATGGAATTGCACCTGAACTTATAGTGATAGATAACCTAATGAATGTAGCAGCCGAAACAGATAATGAATGGGCTGGACTACGTGCAATTATGATGGAGTTACACGATATGGCACGCAAGACCGAAGCCTGTGTGCTAGTGCTTCATCACGTATCAGAACAGAGTGAGTATGGATCTCCCACGATGCCCCCTCCTCGTCGTGCTATACACGGAAAGGTAAGTCAATTACCTGCCATCATTCTGACCCTTGGTTATGACCCCTCCCAAGGAATGCTTCGGGTTGCTGCCGTGAAGAATCGGTTTGGTCCTCACTATGCTGATGCTTCACGGTGGGCAACACTATTTACAAACTTTGGTGCGTGTCAGATAGGTGACTCTGATTCCCAAGGACGGGCGTACTTACATCAGAACTTACAGGTGACACGGTGAGTAGTTACAACAAAGTCAAAGGTTCCAAGTTTGAAACCGATGTGATGAAGTATCTACGCAAACTAGGTCACTTTGCTGAAAGACTTGCTAAGGCTGGCTCTAATGACGAAGGCGATATCGTTACCATAATCGCAGGTCAGACCTATATTTTGGAATGTAAGAACCGCAAGTCACTCAATCTTCCTGCCTTCTGGGACGAAGCACAGGTAGAAGCAAAGAACTATGCGAAGGCTAGAGGACAAGTGGTTGCTCCTTTAGCCTTCGTTATAGTCAAACGCAGACAACACGGAGTAGAGAAGGCTTGGGTTATCCAAGACCTAGATCAATGGTTAGTAGATAGGAGTAGAGATGCCAGTTCCTGAAGGGTTCATTACCACTAGCAAGATCTGGACAGCAGAAGATGTACCACTACCAGAGGAACCAACTGAGGTAGAAGAGAAGGAAGAAGAAAGAGAAGAAGATGATTTGCAGTAGTTGTTGTTGGGCAGGTCATCACAACACTATTGGTAAGACTGACCTAGCCAAAGAGTTTCACGAAAAGTGTGAAGGAGATTGCGGATGTCAGCACAAGACTGGACCAGGGTGGTTCGTCCGAAGAGGAGTAAAGGCTCCGTTGATGCAGACGCAATCCCCGTAGCAGTAATCGTTTCCTACTATGGTGGGGAAGTAAGAGAGGGCAAGAGCGCTAGTGTCAAGTGTTGTATCCACGATGACTCTAGACGTAGTGCAGTAATGAATACGTATGACAACTTATATTACTGTCATACCTGTGGTAAGGGTGGGTCATCTGTCGCTATTGTGATGGAGAAGGAGAACTTGGAGTTCAAAGATGCAGTCAAACGAGCAGTCGAAATTGTTACTGGAAGCGGTCACACGTTACAGTCAAGGCATAGACGAGGCAACGCTAAAGTATCTCGAAGGACGTGGAATATCTAAGGAAGTTGCAGACCAGTTTATGTTGGGAACCGTTGTGGATCCTGCTGCTGGTCACGAACAGTTCGAGGGGTGGCTATCCATTCCATATATCACGGCTCTTGGTATTGCAGTCAGCGTAAAGTTTAGAAGATTAGATGATGGCAAGCCTAAGTATGGGCAACCAACAGGGCAGAAGTTGCACCTGTATAACGTGGTTGATGTAGCGGTGGACTCATCACGTATTGTGATTACTGAAGGTGAGTTAGATGCAGTGATTATCTCTGGCATCTTGGGTATCCCAGCAGTGGGAGTCCCAGGAGTGGCAGCGTGGAAGCCGTACTACACCAAGTTATTGACGGGGTTTGATACCGTCTATGTGGTAGGCGATAATGATTTGAAAGAGGACGGTACTAACCCAGGAGCAGAGTTTTCCAAGCGTGTTGCATCTGAAGTTATCAACTCTCAGATAGTAAACTTACCGCTTGGTATGGATATCAATGAGTTTTATTTACAGCACGGACCACAAGAGTTATCAACCCTATTAGGAGGAGTGAAGTGAGTGAGCAAGAAAAAGGATCTCCAAGAGGCAGCCAAATTATTGATGGATATGGGGATGATAATAGTCTCGATAGATTACAAGGCTGGTACGATAACCTGTCGCCTGATACCAACAAGAGAGTAGATGATGAGTTCATCGCAGATATCTGGCGAGTCCTTGACACAGCAGGAAATCTGCTCATCCGCAAGCATCACGATTACGGCCCGAAGAACATCGCTCACAGTCCAGGTGGTCCACTCAACGGACTCCGCGTGCGAATGTGGGACAAGGTGGCTCGCATCAATAACCTCCTTGATAGCAAAGTCTCTCCCAGTAACGAGTCCCTCCGTGACTCCTTCATAGATTTACTGAATTACAGTGCCATTGCAATTATGGTGCTCGACAAAAAGTGGCCTGAGTTACCTAATGATTGATAAGTATTCTTGGTACAAGACTGCTTTACGCAGAAAGAAAATAGCAGAAGCAAAGAAGTTGAAGGCTGCCCGTTACGTAGAGATGATGAATAAGAGAGCCGAACAATACGATGCCACGCACCCGAAATAAAACTTACGAAGAACAACGCATCTCACGGATACGAATGTATGGGATTGATGTCCCTGATTATGAACGCATCCTCAAGGAACAAGGTGGTGGTTGCTATGTATGTGGCAAGAAGCCTACCGAGAGACGCGCTTTAGATATTGACCACGATCATAAGACAGGAAAGGTACGTGGTCTTCTCTGCTCAAATCACAATCGCGCTATTGGTTTGATGGGTGATGATCTACTCACTCTTATCAAAGCGTTAGAATACTTAGCGAGGCATCGTGACTAATCAACTACACCCCTGCTTAGATGACCTAGTTCCTAGCGTTGTCACCACTATCCACCGCAGATTCAGAGCATACACAGAGCGAGGTGACTTACTCCAAGAGGCGTGGGCTTTTGTTCTGTCTCGTGCTGAGAACTTCAATGAACTACTCTCTGATGAGAATGAGGTTCAGCGTAAGTGGAATGAGAAGAAGGTAGCGTGGCAGATACGCAGAACACTAGAGCGTTACGCTAGAAAAGAAAAGGCTAGTAAGTCTGGCTATCATCTCAACGATGAGGCGTACTATGACACAGTTACTATCGCTCAACTCCTGCCGTTTGTAATCAAAAGTTTTATTAGTGATACTGCCTTAGAGCAGAGTCAGATCCTTGTCAATGATGGTACTCCTCGCAAACCTAGCGCCCCTGCTGAGGGTGGCAACCTGCTGGCTATGCTAGTAGATATCAAGAAGGCTTACGAGAAACTAGATAAGCAAGACCAAGAGATACTGCGCCTTCGTTACCACGATAACCTTACCCTCCAACTTATCTCTGAGTATTTAGAATGTGCCATCTCTACTG